GGCACCCTATAAATAAAGGATATTATTTATTTATATCAATATGTATACCAATACCTACAAGGGCAAATTTAAACCCTCAAATTCAAAAAAATATCATGGTGATCTAAACAATATTGTATATAGGTCTCTATGGGAACTTAGATTCATGAAATGGTGTGATACTAATTCTAATATACTGGAATGGGGATCAGAAACAATAGTCATCCCGTATAAATCTCCAGTTGATAATAAGTTTCATAGATACTTTGTTGACTTTTACATTAAGGTTAGAGATAAAACAGGAACCATACAAAGATACTTAATAGAAATTAAACCAGAAAAATTTACTAAACCTCCAGAAATACCTAAACGAAAAACCAAGCAATTTATTGAAGAAGTATTTCAATATGGAGTTAATGAAGCTAAATGGAAAGCCGCATTTGAATTCTGTGAAGATAGGAAATGGAAATTTATGATATTGACTGAAAAGGATTTGGGATTACAAAATTCTAATAAATAATAATTATGGCTGAAAATTTATTTAATAATATACGCAAAGAATCAGGTGATACTGAGAAATCATATTCTTGGTACAGAGAACAGATAAAAAAATTAGGGGCAGTTAGACCTGACTCCTTATTTAAAAATTCCACACTTACTAATAGATTATTACCAGGTGAGATGTATTTGTTTATGTATGATCCAAAACATAAAGAAACACTTCCCTATTATGATATGTTTCCATTAGTTTTACCTTTTCGAATTGTAGAAAACGGATTTTATGGAATCAATATTCATTATTTACCTTATTTAGTTAGATTTAAATTATTGGGTAGATTATCTGAATTAGCTACAGATGACAAGTTAAATGATAAAACGAGAATAGCAATTTCTTGGAAAGTATTACAGTCATCCTCTGCTTATTCACCAGTTAATGCATGTGTGAAACATTATCTAGAGAAACAACTAAAATCTAGATTTCTAAGAATACCATATCCAGATTGGCTTACTGCCTCACAATTGCCGATTGAGCGATTTGTTGGGGCAAATAAAACTCAGGTCTGGAAAGAAAGTCAAAGTAAATACTAATGGCAAAGTCAACATTCAATTTAGATAATTTTAAAGCAGAAGTCCTTAATAGAGGGCTTGCTCGAAATAATCGTTTTGAAGTTCTACTTACTCCTCCTGCTGGTCTTATTAATGGAATAGAAGAAGCGAAGTTAGTAAGTTTACTTGCAGAATCTACTAATTTTCCTCCGATTAACGTCGGTGTTACTTCTCAAAGAATTTTTGGGCCTAGTTATCAACGACCAAAATTTATTGAATTTGGGGGAGATAATATAGTAATTAATTTTCTAGTCGACAAAGACATGATAGTAAAAACATTTTTTGAGGACTGGATAGAATTAATCGTGGAACCTAATACTTATGTAGTCGGATATCAAGATGAATATATTGTGGATTTTCAAATTAATCAATTAGATGAGGCAGACAATATTCTATACACTGTAGATATTTTTGATGCTTTTCCTAGATCAATTAATATCATGGATTTAAGTAACAACAACACAAATAATTTTCATCGATTGGCCGTATCATTTGCTTATCGTTATTGGTCTTCAAAAGGAAGATCTGATAAGAAAAATCCGACGATTGTACCACAAGCAAGATTCAGAGAACAATACGATTCTTGGAAATCTAAACAAAATAAACCAACCAACTGGAAAGATAACGTTATCGTTCCTACTGAAGGATCATCTACTACCACAGAATATCCGGGTCAATAATTAGGAGTTATTATGGCTTTACCAAAACTTGAAGTGCCTACCTATAGTGTAAAATTGCCTTCATCTGGACAAAATGTAGTTTATAGACCGTTTTTAGTTAAAGAACATAAAATTCTTTTAACTTTAATGGAGTCTGAAACTGAGGAAATATCAAGAGTTGTTACTGATTTAGTTGATGCATGTACATTTAATAAATTAGATGTAAACAAATTAGCCAGTTTCGATATAGAATATTTGTTCTTATTATTAAGAGCAAGATCAATAGGCGAAACTATGGAATTAATTATGACATGTAAAAATTGCTCTCATAAAAATGAAGTGACAGTTAATTTATTAGATGCCAAAGTAAATAAATCTGACAATCATAGTAATATTGTAAAAATTGGTGAAGATTTATCAATTGTGATGAAATATCCCAAAATAAAAGATACGTTGTATTTCTTCAAAAATAATAATCAAGAAGAAATTTTTGATTTTGTAGTTAATAGTATAGATTCAGTAATTTTAAATGATGAAGTATTTGACGCAAAAGAACAAACTAAAGAAGAACTTGATATTTTTGTAAATAGTATGACTAAGGACCAGTTTGACAAATTAGAAGAATTTTTTACTTCGATGCCTAAACTTACACAAACTATAAGTAAGGTGTGTGATAATTGTAACCATAATAATGAGACTGTGTTGGAGGGCCTTGAAAATTTTTTCGTCTAAGTCTTTCTCAGGAAAACTTATCTAATTATTTTAGATTAACATTTTCTCTAATGCAACATCACAAATATTCATTAACAGAATTAGAGAATATGATACCCTGGGAAAGAGAAATCTATATCATTTTATTGACTCAACATATAAAAGAAGAAAACGAGAGATTAAAGAACCAACAAAATGGATAAAAAAGAAGATAATCCATACATCAGTTTAAGAGATGTTGCTAATCAGCTAAAAAAGAATGCTCAAGCTCAGCATAAAGATTTTTTAGCTGGAACTATTATAAATCGTAAAGAATTAAATGATTTAGAACAGGGTCTCAATCGTCTTAATAAAAGTCTCGAAAAATTAACTAAGATTATTTCAAGTAGTTCTGTTCTTGAAAAATCAATGTCTGTTCAATCAAAAGGAGCTAGAAGATTTTATGGAGGTTCTGCTGATGTAGTAACTAATCCTCAGATGGGTAGAATGTTAAGAGAGGATAAACGTGCAGTAAATGTTAGAGATTTATTCGGTAATTTTTTCAATCGAGATTCGAAATCTCAAGATAATTATTTTTTCCAATCTGGTTCTCAAGCAAGACAGAGAGAAGAACTAAAGATTAAAATGAAAAAAGGTGAGATTGATCAACAAGAATTTGACGAAATGAGTCAAAAAATTGGCACCACTGGAGGATTCGCAGATTTCTTCAAAGACTTCAAGGCCGGTTTACAAGATGCTGTGAATTTTTTCACTAATAAAAATGTAGTTCAAACAGAACAATCATTACTTAAAGAAGCTCCGGCAAAAATGGAGGTAATGAAATCTGAAACGGCAAACAAAAATGAGGTGTTCAATAAAATTCTAGGTGAAGTAAGTATTATTAGAAAAATACTTGAATCAAGTATGAAAAAGCCTAGAACAGAAAGAACTCGCAGACAAGCTACTACTGAAAGACAACCTAGGACAGATGTATCTATTTACAGAAACAGACCTACCGTTTCTAGAAGAATGTTATCTGATCAATCAAAAATAATAGATGTATCGGCAAAAGAAATAAGAAAAGTACCATTACTTACTAGCTCTTCCAACACATCAACCGTTCAAGCTTTACCTCCTCCTACAAGGCCGATGTTACCCAATGAATCTAATATAATAGATGTGGAAGCTAAACCTACTTCTACAAAAGAAACTGATACAAATATAGGGGATGTTACTATAGTGGGTGCGGGAGCAGCGACTGCTGGAAAAGCAGGCTCAAAAATGGGAAGATTTTTAAGAGGCGCAGGGAGAGTTCTTGGTAAAATTGCTGCACCTTTGGCTATAGCCACTAGCGCATATGAAGGTTTTGAGGGATACAATGAAGCGAAGGATAATTTAGATATTAAAGATAGAGAAGCAACTTTAGGTGAAAAATTATCTTCAGCCGGCGGCAGTATTGTATCCGGATTAACCTTTGGTCTTCTCGATAAAAAAGAAGCGTCTAAAGGTATAGCAAAATTTTTCGGTGCAGGGCAAACTGCTAGTAATATGACAGCTGCACAAAAATCTGAAAGTGTAACTCAGTTATCAGAAGAAAACGCTACATTAAGAGATCAAGGAAATAAAGCTAATAATACTGTAATCAATAATATTAACCAAGCTCCAGCTCAACAACCAGCTGCTGCTATGGGACCCTCTCCTATGACGAGACCTCCAGAATCATCGCTTGAAAAATATTTAGATCGAAATGCTGTGTATGCATAATAAAAGGGGCTTGCGCCCCTTTTTTGTTGAACTGCTAATTACTTCTTAGCTGGTTCTGCTGGCTTTTTATCCTCAGCAGGTTTACCATCTTTACCAACTGGCTTAACCTTTGGCTTGTCGCCGTCTTTCTTAGCTTCTTCTTTCTTTGGCTCTTCCTTCTTAGCCTCAGCTTTTGCAGGTTCAGCTTTCTTTGGTTCTTCTTTCTTAGCATCTGCTGCATAAGCAAGCGAGAA